ATTGAACAGATAATGGGTCTAACCGGACTTTCAACGACTTCGGCAGTTGGATCATTATCTCCAACAACTAGTCTTTCACTAACACCAACAGGACAGTCGACAACTTCAGTTGTGGGATCTTTAATTCCTGAAATAGGAGTTCCATTAACTGGACTTTCAACAACTTCTGCAGTTGGATCAGTAACAGCTGTATCAAACGAAGAAGCAGCACTAACTGGTCAATCGGCAACTGTTACCGTAGGTAGTGCAATTATATTTACTGGAATTGAATTAACTCCAGCTGGAGTACATGCAGATTCCGCAGTAGGATCATTATCTCCAACAACTAGTCTTTCATTAACACTGACAGGACAATCAACAACTTCAACTGTAGGTTCAATTTCACCTTCAGATGTAATGGGTTTAACTGGAGTATCAACAACATCTAGCGTAGGATCAATTTCACCTGCAGATGTAATGGGTTTAACAGGAGTATCAACAACATCTAGTGTAGGATCAATTGTTCCTGAAATAGGAGTTCCATTAACAGGAGTATCAACAACATCTAGTGTAGGATCAATTTTACCTGCAGATGTAATGGGTTTAACTGGATTATCAACAACATCTAGTGTAGGAGAGATCATTACACTGGGCTATCAAGATGTTGACATAGTAGGGAATACATCGTATACAGATGTAACACATGTAGCTTAGGAGAACAAAATTATGGCATCAACTTTTACAGACCTTGGTTTAGAATTAATGGCAACTGGTGAAAACGCCGGTACTTGGGGAACAAAAACAAACGCAAATTTAAGTCTTATTGAACAACTTACAGGCGGTGTCTTAAGTTTAGCTGTTGCAGGATCAGGAACTACAGCTTTATCAATAGCAGACGGTGCTTTAACAGGTACTGCTCAACACAGAATTATAGAATTAACAGGTGCTCTTACAGGATCTAGAATTTTAACATTTCCTCTTCTTACGGAAACTTTTTACATTATTAAAAACGGAACTACTGGTGCAGAAACATTACAATTAAAAGCAGTATCTGGTTCAGGAGCAACAGTTACTTTTGCAACAACTGACAAAGGATACAAACTTATTTATCTTGATGGTGTTGCAACAAACACTGGTGTTTTTGATTTAGGTTTAACTACGGCAACAAATCCACAAACTTTAACAAACAAAACTTTAACTACACCAGTAATAACTTCTATATCAAATAGTGGAACAGTTACTATACCTTCCGGAGCAGATACATTAGTTGCTAGAACAAGCACAGATACTCTAACAAACAAGACTTTAACTTCTCCAGCAATTGGAACTTCAATTTTAGATACTAACGGAAATGAATTAGCTCTTTTAACAGCTACAGGTTCTGCAGTTAATGAAATTACACTCGCTAACGCAGCTACTGGAAACGGTCCAATTATTTCTTCAACGGGTGAAACAAACGTTGATTTAAATTTAAATCCTAAAGGAACAGGTGTTCTTAAATCAGCAACAGCTGCAGTTAAAATTGCAGGTAAAGAAACTATATGGATTCCCGCTGTTGCAATGTATCCTAATACAACAAGTGGTGCAGAAGCTGCTCAAGTAGAATTATCAAACGGTCCTGAAATAAAAGTTTTAGATTTTGATAATTCCTCTGATGAGTTTGCACAGTTTGCTGTTGCATTTCCTAAATCATGGAATGCAGGAACAGTAACTTTTCAAGCTTTTTTTACAGCAACATCAACAAACACAGGAACTACTGCATGGGGATTATCTGCAGTAGCGTTAGCTGACAGTGGAGATTTAAACACAGCTTTTGGAACACAAGTTGTTGCAACTGCAAAAGCACACAGTGGAACATCAAACGACTTAGACGTTGCAGCAGAAAGTGGAGCAGTTACAATAGCAGGATCACCAGGTGCTAATGAATATACTTTTTTCCAAATATCAAGAGACGTTTCTGCAGACGATTTAACAGCAGACGCAAGATTACTTGGAATTAAATTATTCTATACTACTAGTGCTGCTAACGACGCATAATAGGAGAAAAAATAATTATATTATGGCTCATTTCGCTAAATTAGATGAAAACAATGTTGTGATTGCAGTTAATGTAGTTTCTAATTCTGACGCACCAACTGAAGCTGATGGAATTTCATTTTTAACTAATAATACTGGATATACTAATTGGAAGCAAACTTCATATAATACACATGAAGGAAAACATTATGCTTCTGATGGAACATTATCTAGTGATCAATCGAAAGCTTTTAGAGCAAATTATGCTGGAATAGGTAGTATATGGGATACAACAAATAATATATTTATTCATCCACAACCTTATTCAAGTTGGACTTTAAATACTACTACTGGCATGTGGGAACCCCCAGTAGCACATCCTGAAGATTCTCTTGAATATACTTGGAATGAAAGTAATCAACAATGGGAGGCAGTGTAAAAAATGAGTTTTGGATATTTTAGTCTTGGTTTTGGAGCTGGCGGTGGAGCCACACCAAGAATTGTAGCAACAGGTGGAAGTATAACAGAAGATGGAGATTATAAAATTCATACATTTACAAGTAACGGAAGTTTTGAAATAACTGAAGCTCCTGCAGGTGAAACTGTAGATTGGATGGTTGTAGCTGGAGGAGGCGGAGCAGGGTGTCGTATTGGAGGAGCCGGAGGAGCAGGTGGAATGAGATTTTCTTTTCCTAATGAAGATGGTTCAGGTCAACCCGTTAGTGCTCAAACTTATCCTATTGTTATTGGAGGAGGTGGATCATCATCTGGAAGTAATAACAACGTAGCAGGTCAAGCAGGTCAAAATTCTTCTGGATTAGGTTTTACATCGTCAGGCGGCGGTGGAGGTGGTTCCGGTTTTGGTGGAGCTAGAACAAGTTCAAATGGTGGTTCAGGAGCCGGTGGCTCTGGACAAAATAGTGGTACATCAGGTAACTCTGGTGGCTATTCTCCTCCAGAAGGAAATGCAGGTTCTGCAGGTCAATCAGAAAACTCAAGCGGTGGCGGAGGTGGAGCTCAATCAGCAGCATCCCCAGCTCCAGGTGCTACAGGTGGAGCAGGTGCTCCAATATCAATTAGTGGTTCTGCTCAAACTTTTGCTGGTGGTGGTGGCGGAGCAGGTCGTCCGGACCAAGGAAACCCTCCAGGTGGAAATGGTGGAGCAGGTGGCGGTGGTTCTGGAACAAATAGTCCTAACAGACCAGGTGCTCAACCGGGAACTAGCGGACAATCAAACACTGGTGGCGGTGGTGGCGGTGGAGGATTTACACCTCACGTTTCAATTCCAGGTGGTTCTGGTGGTTCTGGTATCGTAATGATTAGATATAAATTTCAATAATGTTGACAATTTTTTTATAACAGTTATATTAATACTGTTATGCAATCGAAAGAAATAGTATTAACTCAACAAAAAATTATAGCAGGGAATATTCGTTCTGAGTATTCTAAAATAGATAGTGATTCAATAAGTAAAAGTCTTAGAAACGATTTTAAAAATACAGTGTTTGATCATTCAAATAAATTTTATGATATTAATTTAACTTATCATGGACAACATTCTTGGATATATAATTTAATTCAAGAACAAGTTTACGCTTATCATAATGTAAATTATGTTAATTTAAAAAATTGGGCAAATATTGAAACATTTAACCAATCTTCTATTTCAAGAAATAATTTATTTCTTGAAAATGTTCACGATCAACCTTGGTATACTTTAATATATATATTAAAAGCAGGACAAAATTCAGGAGAACTAATCATAAAATATCAAAAACCAACACAAAGATATTTTTATGATTTTTTACACGTGCAAGAAGGAAATTTTTATTTATTCAATTCAAATATAGATTATTATTTTTCTAAAAATTTAGACAAAACAGATAGAGAATATATTACTTGGACTAACCTAGTACAATAATGATTTTAAAATATTTATTTTGGTATTACGACAAAGTAATTCCTCATACAATTTGTGATCAGTTAATTAAAAAATACACATCTTTTAAAGATAAAAAAGGAACTGTAAAAGGACCTGACAGTAAAGTTAGAAATTCAAATGTTGTTTTTTCAAATGATACTGAACTTTATGACATGATACATCCTTTCGTAGATCAAGCAAATTTAAATGCAGGTTGGAATTTTGACATAGACCATACAGAGTCTGTTCAATTTACAAAATACAAATTAAAACAACACTACAACTGGCACCAAGATGGTTTTTCAGAGCCTTATCCTATGGACCATCCTTATGAAAACTATAGAGGTAAGTATAGAAAATTAAGCACTGTAATTTCTTTATCTGATGGTTCAAAATATAAAGGTGGAGACTTTCAAGTAGACCTAAGAGATAAAAATGCTAAAGGTGAAAAAGAAATTAAAGATGTTAGTAATGTAATTACCATTAAAGAAATGAGACAGAGAGGAAGCGTATTAGTAATGCCTTCTTTTATATGGCATAAAGTAACGCCTGTTACAAAGGGAACAAGATATAGTTTAGTTTCTTGGACTTTAGGTAAGCCTTGGAGATAACATGACAGAGTTTGATAAAAAAGGATATATGATAATAAAAAAAGCAGTAACTAAACCTACTGCAAGGTTTTTATACAACTATTTAATTTTAAAAAAAGAAGTACAGAAGTTTTTAAAATTTAATAAATACCCTCATGCTCATTTTGAAGTTTATGGAGGTTTTGAAGGCAAGGGAGATATGGTCCCTGACACGTACGCTATATATGCAGATATGGCTATGGAAACATTATTATTGGCTACGCAACCTATTGTAGAAAAAAAATTAAAAGTTAAAGTTTATCCAAACTACACCTATGCTAGACTCTATAAAACTGGAGACATATTAAAAAGACATACAGATAGGTTTAGTTGTGAGTTGTCTACAACTATTTTTTTAGGAGGAAATGAATGGCCTATTTTTCTTTCTAAGTCTAATAAAAAAAATACTAAAGGAATAAAGATTAATTTAAGTCAAGGAGACATGTTAATTTATAAAGGTTCTGAAAGAGAACATTGGAGAGATAAATTTAAAGGAGTTCAATGTGCTCAAGTTTTTTTACACTACACTGACGTTAAAACAAAAGGAGCAGAGGAAAATAAATATGATACAAGACCTTATGTCGGAATCCCAGAATCATTTAAAAAACTTAAATAATCTTTTTGAAAAAAATTTAGATGATATTGAGTACCCTTCACAAAAACAAAAAAATGAATTGTGGAATATATCAGGTATTCTTAAAAATAGATTAAATCAAAAATTAAAATTTGATACTAGACCTATTAAAAAAGAAGGATTTAAAGTTGGAAGTTTTAAAAGCAAAGCGGATAAGATGGTATTTTATTTAAATAAAAAATGGGTTATAATAGATGTACAAGAGTTACACAGTTATATAAAGAAGAATAATATGAAAGATATTAATATAGAAGAATTGCTAAATAATTTGGAATGGAACATAACTTTATGATTGTAATAGATCATCACATTGAAGATGAATGTTTAACAGATTATTTTTTTATTGAAGGAGTAATAGATATTAACTCTGAATATTTTATTGAAAAAATAAAACGAGGATTTCAAGAAGATAATAACATGGCTTTTAAAACTAACGTTAGAGATCTAATGACTTCATATAATTATTTTAATGATGATGATGAGTTTTCTAAAATTTTAAAACATTTTATAAAATACATTGATGAAAGAATAAAATTAAATACATATACTCTTCAAGATTCATGGGGTTATTGTGTTAGAACAGGTAATAAAACTCAAGTGCATACTCATAAACCTTCTATTTGGTCAGGTGTTCTTTATTTAAATGATCACTCACAATTATTAAATTTTCCAGATATTAAAAGAAAAGTAAAACCAGAAAAAGGTAAGTTTGCTTTGTTCTCTTCTTTTTTAAATCATGGTTGTAAAAAACATAAATCAAAAGAAACAAAATGGGGAATAAGTTTTAATTTATCTACTACTTTTATGGGAGCTGATGTTGAAAGAAAAGACTAACGTATTAGGGATTCCTTTTTATAGATTTTATTATAATAAATCTAAAATAGATAAAATTAAAAAGATTATTGAGTCACAACCTTTTACAAAAAATCCTAAAAACTATATTTGGGCATATACAAAAGATGAAGGTATGCAAAAAATGTTACATGATTTACCAGAGCTAAGAAGTTTTTTTGGTTGGGTACACGAGTGTTTACAAGAAGTTGCAAAAGATTTAAAATTAACAGTGCCTTTAGAAGTAAATAGTTCATGGTGTAATATGAATGGGAAAGGAGATTCTTTTCATGGACACACACATCCAAATGCTTTTGTTAGTAGTAACTACTATGTGTCAGGTTGGAAAAAAGATCACACAGTTTGGCATTTACTAAATCCTTATTTTGGTAATAATATATTTCCTTTAAGTCAAAAAGATTATTCAAACGAAGAATATGATTTAAAACATTTAGAACCAACTGAACCAGGAAAATATATTGTATTTCCTCCAAAAATATTTCACTACGCACAACCAAATACTAAAGATGAAACAAGATATACAATAGCAGCTAATGCTTTTCCAAATGGATTAATCTCTTGTGGTGGAACTAATGAGTTAAATTTAAAATTACAAAGTAAGAAATGATACCATTACTAACGGAACCTTTTTTAAAACATTTAAAAAAGTTAAAAACTAAAGATAAAAACTATCTAGAAATAGGTTCCGGTAATTCTACAATTTATTTTTCTAAGTATTTTAAAGCTGTTTCAAGTTTAGAACATGATAAAGAATGGTTTAAAAAAATACAAGATCAAGGCATTAAAAATATAAATATATCTATGTTTACTAAGGATAATATTAAAGACTTGTTGCATTTAGAGTTGAGTAAAAAACCTGATTTTATTATGATTGATAATCATCCTCATGTAGTATCTAGATTTGATATAGCAAACTTTGTGCATTATAATAAGAAAAACGATTGTATAATATTTTTAGATAATGGCTCTTGGAATTTAGAAGCTTTTAATTTTTTAAAACAACATTACTATTGTTTAGATTTTTTTGGTAAAAGATATGATGGTAATTTATCAGTAACCTCAATTTTTTTTACTGATACAAATAGTGAAAGCATATATGGAAATTAGTAAGAATTTTTTAAATACTCAAGACCTAACAAATATACAGAATACTTTAACTTCTCCATATTTCCCTTGGTATTATAACGAGGGGGTAGTTAAAAAGAACGATGGCCAGGCTCAGTTAGTCCACACATTCTTTGATAAAGATAGAAACTATATAAATTCAGATTACTACAGTTTATTTGAACCATTAATTAAGAAAATAAATCCTTTTGTATTATTAAGAATAAAAGCAAACCTTAGTTTAAAGACAGAAAAACCCATACAACAAGGTTTTCATGTAGATTACTCTACAAAGAATGATCTAACAACCGCATTGTTTTATGTTAATACTAATAATGGACACACTATTTTTGAAAACGGTAAAAAAGTTAAAAGTGTGGCTAACACTCTTATAGAATTTAATGGAAAAACCAGTCATAATGGTGTATCATGCACCGATATTTTGAATAGACTTGTAATAAATTTAAATTATATAAGGTAAGTATGCTACAAAAATTAGGGTTTTTACCCGGATTCAACAAACAGGTTACATCAACAGGCGCTGAGTCACAGTGGACTGGCGGGGAGAACGTACGTTTTAGATATGGTACACCCGAGAAGATAGGTGGCTGGGCTCAATTAGGTTCTACTAATTTATGTGGTCCAACAAGAGCTTTGCATCACATGGTTAATAAAACATCAATCAAGTATGCTATTCTAGGAACTAATAGAATTTTATATGCTTACACGGGTGGAGTTTATTATGACATTCATCCTATCAAAACCGACTTTGGAGCACTAACAGATAAACTAGCTTGTACTTCAGGTTCCCCTATTCTTACTATTACTTTATCATCAACGTTGGGTATGACTGCTGGAGATATTTTATTTCTTGAAAATGTTACACCTCCAACAGGTTCCGGTTATTCTGCTGCTGATTTTGATGATAAAACATTTATGATAACTTCGGTAGTTGATACTACTTCAGTTACTATTACTATGGGAACTAACGCTAGTGCTTCTGCAACCGACGGAGATCTATCTGTTAAGTATTATTACCCGGTAGGACCAGCTCAACAACTAGGAGTTTATGGGTATGGTATTTCTACTTTTGGTGGAACAGCTATAGGTGCTAAAACAACTACTTTAAGTGCAGCAATTACTAGCACAGGTCAAACAACAGGAATTACATTAACAAGTGTAACTGATTTTCCAACTTCAGGAACATCTTATATTTTAGTTGGCACAGAATTTATAAAGTACACTGGAATTACCGGAACAGAATTAACCGGTGTTGTTAGAGCACAACGTGGAACGTCTGCATCAACTTATTCTAGTGGAGCTACGGTTACTAATGGGACCGATTACGTAGGTTGGGGTGAAGCTTCAACAAGTTCAGATTCTGTAGCGGACCCCGGTCAATGGTCCTTGGACAATCTAGGTCAAACTTTAATTGCTTTAATTGTTAATGGTCCTTGTTTCGAATGGGATTCAAATGCAACTAATGCAACAGCAACAAGAGCAACTATTATATCGGGTGCACCAACAGCATCAAGGGACATGTTAGTCTCAACTCCCGATCGTCACTTAGTATTTTTTGGAACAGAGACAACGATTGGAGACCCAACGACTCAAGATGATATGTTCATAAGGTTCTCTTCTCAAGAAAATATTAATGACTATGCTCCAACCGCTGAGAATAGTGCTGGTACACAGAGACTGGCCGCCGGATCACGGATCATGGGCACTAAACTTGGTAGAAATGCAATTTATGTTTGGACCGATACTTCTTTATTTACAATGAGATTTGTTGGAACTCCATTTACATTTGCTTACGAACAAGTTGGAAATAACTGTG